ACCGCCTACGGCTACGTCATCCATCATAACACCAAGAGCAAATTTGCCACTAACGGAACCATCCGCAATAAGTGGTGACACCTCAATGTTTCCAGAGTTACCCACCGCTCCGGTGGCCATAACAATCGTACCCTTCGTTATCGGGGCCTCGTGGCCGTTCTTAACGTACCACATCTGCGCTTGGCCCACATCGAAATGCTTTCCATCAGCATAGTATATCTCTACGCTATTGTGGTCGGTTCCCCACTTTAGGATTCCCTTTGTGTCAAGTAGGCTAGACTCTCCGACAAGCAGTAGGTAGTTAGACGTTGCTCCACCAACGGTAATCGTATTAGTGGTTGTGTTGCCTCTCGTGGTAACGGTGGCTAGCGTATCAGTTTCGGTGTACCCAGTAATGTATCCCTGAGCCTTCACGAACGCAGTAGTTGCGATTTGCGTGTTGTTCGTAGCCGTAGGCGCTGTTGGGGCCAACGGTATCCCTGTAAACGTAGGAGAAGCGATTGTAGCGTACGGAGAGGTTATGTTTCTCCATACTGGCAGACTTTCGCCAAGAGGAATAGTATAAGCTAGTATCTGTCCTATCTGTGGAGACGTAATAATAACATCTGTCAATCCATCAAGATTGATGGCTCCCATAGATATACTTCCCCAATAGACAGCTCCATTGCCGTCCGTTGTCAACACCTGTCCGTTGTTGCCATCAACTATCGGCAGGGTGTACTCCGTGTTGACGTTAATCTGAGATAAAAACTTCATAGTTTACCAGCCTAATATAGTATAAGCAAAAGTACGAAAAAGAAAGGGGAGACTATTGCCTCCCCTCATTGTAAACTATTTATCGATTATCACGGCTCGCCAAGCTGCTGAGGAGCCTCAGGGAGCGTGCTATCTCCGTTAATCTTAGCGGCAGACAAGATTGCAATGTATGCGCCATCGGTTACAGCAGAAGCGAACGTAACCACCACGGTGCTGTTAGTTGGTCTAGCCACGTCAACCATTACAGTCTCGTACGTAGCAGCGTCAAGAATCTGAACGACAATAGCTCTAGATGCGAACGTGTGCGTGATGGTGTATGCGTTACCAGACTTGGTTACAGTATCCTGTGCTGGGTCAAGAGTCCACCACTTAGGCGCACCCATAAGCTCAGCAACGTCAACGAACCCAGACTTCTTAATCTCACCAGTCTCGCCACTGGCGTTGTGGTACATAAAGAAGTAGTCTTGGTTGTCAAGACCAGTGATTGACTCTACGTCACCTACGTGCAACTTAGACGTTCCAGTGGTGAATCGGTCAGCCGTCTCATCCCATACGAAGCTTACGTTGGTCTCAGTACCACGCTCAACCTCGAAACCACCGTTCTGCGAAGGTGTTCCAGTCTCGTCAGAGTTGAGTCTGATGATGCTGTCACCGATGTTAACCTCGTTGGAGTTGATGCTCGTCGTTGTTCCAGTAACGATGAGGTTACCCTGAATCGTAATGGTTGGGTTGCTCTCAAGGTCTACCGTGCGGATAATCGGAGCGTTCTCCAACTGTCCACCGGGACCCCACATCATAATGTTGTACTGGGTAAGGTTAGCGTAGTTCTTGAACTCAATAGCGTTAGCAAGAAGTTCAATACCAGCATTAGCAGTTACACCGATGTTAAGGGTTACGTCACCAGTCAACTCGCCACCGCCAGTCAAACCGCTACCTGCGATAACGTCAAGACCAGTGTGGTCTACGTTGCGGGTGTTTGCAAGGTCAAGCTGTACAGCGTCAGTGGTTACAGTGATACCGGTACCAGCACCAACGTCAAGCGTAACAGCTCCACTAGTACCGCCGCCAGTAAGACCGGAACCAGCGACTACCTGCTGAATGTCACCCTTGATGTCAACCCACGCACTTCCGTTCCAGAAGTACATCGTGTTAGCTGCGGTGTCATAGTAAATCTGACCAGCTACAGGAGAGCCAGGTGCTGTGGCAAGGTTATGGATTCGAGCGTTCTGAAGCTCTAACTTGCCAAGGTTAATAGGCGATAAATAAAGAATAGCCATAGTTATTAGTTAAAGTATGCCTTGCCACTAAAGGCTCCGACAAAAGTTAAACGTACAGTGTTAAGAGTTACATATTCAATCCCCCCCATAACTACAGTATCAGCAGAATCAACCACAATAACCGACGGCTTCTTGCCAAGGTTGTGAGTGACCTCCCATACTGACTCAGGAGTAGACTGTGTGTGTGAGTAGTGTGCGTCGCCTCCGCCGCCAGTGACACCCTTAACGGATACCGAAGTGGTCGGTCTTGGTATGACAACGGTATTTTGTAGCGTGGGCTGACCTACACTTACGTTGATAGAATCTCCGCTATTTATAGTTATATCACTCATAGCGTAACGTCCTCGTTTACTTTGAAGATTCCGTAAAGCCAAGTCTTGACGTTACCTGCGTCACTACTCTGTAGGTCGTATACGTAAATACCCCCATCTATTTCCTCCATCGTCGTGGCGGAGGCAGTAATTCTAAGCAATCCCTCAGCACTTCCCGTGTATGATAACGAGTCGTCTTCAATTATAGCAGACGCTGAAGTGTCCGTCTCTCTAACATCAAGCTTCCAAGTGTAGCTCGTTAGGTCCATAGCATCGCCGTCGGGGTCATTGAATGTTAGTTCAAGAGAGAACGTATCACCTTTTCTACAAGTGATATCTACTCTCTGTGCGGTATCTAAGTTAATCTTGGCTGCCATAATGCAAATATACCAACTTATTGATTGCCAAGAATTTGCATCAATGGGTCCTGATCCTCCTCAAGTGGCGGACGCTGTCCCTGTCTTTGTGCGATTAACTGCGACTGCTTGACAGCCTGTTGGTCTACACGCTCGTCTTTGCGGTCTTCTTTCTCTCTATCAAGAGCGGCCTTCATTTGGCTACTCATTGCAGTAGACTGCGTAGACGCTCCTGATCTAATGCGGGCAATCTCTAACTCGTAACTGTACTGTACGTTGAGCAGTCTTTCTTTGGCCTGAGCCTCAGCCACAATCTGCTGCAACTTAAGTTCGTTTTCTATCTGAGACTTCTGCATTTCGCTTTGCATAGCAACCTGAGCCGACTGCTGGTTTGCTTGTGCTTGAGCGTTGATGTTTTCAAGTTGCATCTGCTGACGTGACTTGACACGCTTCTTTCTGCGTACGATTAGGAGTCTCTCAGCCTGATCAATGTCCTTCAAGTTGCGGATGGCGATAGCGTCTTCGAGGTCAATCTCTCCGCTAGACAATGCAATCTGAATGTTCTGCTCTAGGTATGCTCTATCGTTGTCGTCCATATTGGAAACGATACGAACTCCAAAGTTGTACATCGGTAGGTCCTTGAACGAAGAGATGATACTCATATTCGTTTCGCCGATGGCATTAGCATAGATTCTGTAGAGGATAGACTCTTCCGGGATAATCTGCAGACAGCGTACGATATCCTCGGCAACCTTCTTGTAGAGAACAGTTGCAGCGTTTGTGATGTCGTAGATGGCGTTGTTTCCAGCCATCATCTGCTGCTGACGTACGCCAACAAGAGCGTCACCCTTGGGGGTAGAGCCGTCCATAACCTCGTTGATTCCTGTAGCATCACGAATCATACGGAGGTAGTGGTTGTAAAGATTTACAAACTGCTCAATGTTTCGGATGGCATTTTCAATCGGGCGAACCGGAGGATTTTGGAATCCACCTTCGGGGTTCTTGGAGCGGTAGTAGAAGATACCAGTCTGCTCGTAGATGTCTTGAATCTCAAGAGGCTGTAATTCCCCGCCACGGCCTAGTTGTACGTTCTCAAGACCCTCAATGTCAATGATAAGTCCGTCAGGCTTTGCCTTGGCGATGGACTGCTGAATCTTAAGGTGCGTGAGTTGCAACTGATCCGCAAAGCCAATAACGCTAGACACCATAGACTTAGGAATCATTCTGCGGATGTTGGTGGCAACAGCCGAGTACGACAGCTTTGTCTTGGTGATGTCGTGAATGTTCTTTGGGATATTCTTCTGCATCCCATAGTTGTAGATGTAGTTGGTTCCCAAGATGTAGCAACCTCCGTACAAGGTGGTGTTGGTCATACAGTGGGCCTCTCTATCGTATACACTTTGGGTTGGCTTCTTGTAGTCGTAGCCCTTGTAGTAGAACCCAGTGTTGCCGTGGCGTGACATCTTCTCTTCAAAGTAGATGGTGTCAACGGACAAGAACTCAAAGTCAAGAATCTCTACGAAATACTCATCGTATCCGTAAGCGGAGCGCTGTAGGTGCTTGTCGTAGTACGAGTGCGTGAGGTTGGCCGGGTTGTTTGTGAACAGGCTCTTTACGCTTGAAGCAATCTTTTGGTACTCCTCCTCGGTGAACTGATCTCCAGCTTGACGCTTGAGCTCTTGGATAGTGATGCGCTTGATGTGGCCTGCGTACACGAGGTCATCAAAGTTGGGGTCTTCGGTGTACGAGTGGATAAAGTACGTGGGTCCACATAGTTTTCTACGATGCCGTAATTGGGGTCGTTGTCACGCTTGGTGACAGCCATTCCCAAAGTGCATAGGTCGTTAACGCAGCGGCGGTATGTTCCGTCGGTGAAGTTGTTCCACTCAAGCGTCATATATGTAGCAAGCTGCGCAGCAACTTCCGCCTCAATCTTGACGTTGGTGTCCATAAAGATTTCAGCCTCCTCAAGAGTTTCGGGGATAGCATCGGGATCAGTCTCGGTTTCAAAGCCAAAATTCTTTGCCTTCTTTAGAAAGTCACGAGTAAGGATTTGTGCCTTGAGCTTGTTCTTCTTCTTGTCCTTCTCCGTGCGGCTAAGGGGGTCGATAGCCTCAATGTTTGGGTACGGCTCTCCAGAGAGAATCTTGTTCACCACAATACGGATGAACTTAGGAACGATGGGAACAGGCGACCAGTCAAGGTTTAGCAGCGTTCCATCGCCATTGTTTGGGTCCAGCGAGTTTAGGATAGACTTGTACTTACTCGTGTCTTGCACGCCGTTGGCGTAGTCACGATTAATTTCAAACTCTTTCTTTCTCCGGGAATACAGAGACTGATCGTTGGTAGAATGTCCCCACTGCGATTCAATCGCCTTAGCATACTTCAAGCCGTACCTAGTGGTAGACTTAATCTCTTGGGGAGCAAGAGGGTCGGGGAAGTTGCCGTATTTGTCTGTCTCTGTGTAATTATCCAACATTTCGCAAGATAACAATTGTTCACGCAAATATACTGATTATTAGCGTACAACATTGCTTGCCTTAAACTATGCGTTGAACTTGTAGGTTCTAAAGAACTTTTTTTCAGTGAAGTCGGACTTCTTTAATTCTTGCTTAACCTTTTGTGCGCCAAGCAGGGCTAGCCCAGAACTAATAGAAAGGTCATACTTTGTTCGGTCGTCCACCTTAAAACCAATCCAGTCCTCTAGCGTCCTGTTGAAGTACATAGCCCCCATTAGTCCATTCTCGTTGTTTAGGCCAACGTGCTCGTGGATGTACGCCTCTATCGCTTGGGCGTGAGCGTGGATTACGTCCGATGAGTTTGATGGGATTCCCTTTGTCTTTACGTTTACCTGTGACGATGAGCTAGATAGATGCTGTGGTCTGTCCATTATGTAGCCATCGTATCCACGTGCTTCAAAGTATCTAACGATGCCGTACTTGTTGTTTTCTATAAGCAGCGGGTATCCGTAGAACACGGCACACATAAGAACGTCCTCGTAGAAGATGCGTGCTAGCGGGGGGCGTGATGCATATTCCACTACGAACATATTGCCCGGCACGGACATATTGAACTTGTTGTACATATGGAGGGCACCCTTAGAACCTCGGCCGTCGAGCGTGGCATCAATGTCATAGGAGTCTACACCACCTACACCAACCAGATGATTCCCAGGCATTTTTTTGCCACGCTCTTCGACGACCTTGTTTCGCATTTCCGAAGGTGGAAACCAAGCCACCCGGAATCTGCCGTTAGGATCAGGAGACCATAAGACCTCCGTATCCTGTTGCCCATCCTTCCAAACAAAGTTACCTGTTACAACTGGATTAGGAAAGAGATTGTCGTTATGTTGTACCTGCTCGTAAATCTTTGTGAGGTTAAACAACGAACCCTGGATACTATCACGGAACGCTTCGTCCTCGCTAAAGGGAAACTGTCGAATGTATTCGTTTAGTTCTGAGTGGTCGTTCTTTAGTGCATCACGTTCGTTCTTTAGAAACGTCTTTGCTCCGATATATATTGGCTCGTTGTCTATTCCTATCGCTGGCTTTTCCGGGTCTTCAACAATAGCGTTTCCGTACTTGTCAAAGAATCCCTCTAGCGCTTCATATGCAGGAACGAATATTCTATACAGACCTGACCGGGTTCTTCCGTTGGCGTTGCGTTCTAGCGGGTTAGAGTCCTGCCATAACTCTTTATATTCCTTTCCGCCCTTAGACATCGGGTTTACAGTAGAGCCGACAAGAGCCTTTCCAATTACCTTTTTACCAACGATAAGACACGTACGTTCAATGCGCCAAGCTTCACGTATGTCGGTCGGCTTCTCCCACTTACCAGCCTCGTCCAAGTAAAGCATATGCAGTTTTTCACCATCGTATGCATTGTTGGTCGTGTTCTTCCAATTGATTACGGTGTTGAGTGCTTCACCACGAGAGGCTGTCTTGTTCTTCTTTGTGATTCGCTTTGATGGCTCACGGAATGCTAGCTCCATACGTGGGTTTGTCGTACCGTCTTGGATGGGCTTGAAGAAGAACGGATATGATTGGTATATCGTTACAATCTTCTTCATAAAGATGTTCTCTTGTGCGTCCTTACCAGTCTTTGACTGAAGCCCAAGTAACTTCTCCTTTACCTGCGTCCCCTCGTCAACAAGTCGACAAGCGCTCATATTGGTATATCCTGATCTTCGGCACTTGGTGTAGAGTTGTCCAAGGCTACGTGGGTCTACCTCGCAAGCCTTTTGATGCAAGAATAACTGACGCTGAAAGTCAAGGAACGAAGGATAGCCTATGTCTATCTTGCTCCATTGAAGCATCATATAGTGCGGGCCAGTTATGTATGTTGGTTCTCCGTTGTTATAGAACCAAACTCCTTCTACCCTACGCTTAAATTCATTCTCAATGTATGGCGTGAATTTTTCACGGAATTCTTTTGGCATCTCCGCCCACTCGTCCATTGAGCGGATACGCATCAACTCTTGTGGGAGTTCTTTTCTTTTCCACGCCTGATCTTTTTGCTGGATGTCGTGGTTTAGTATTTCGTTTTTTGGAGGTAGAGTGGGGAGCTGGATACGAAGTCCTGCTATCTCAATAATCTCCCCCTCGCTCCCATTGGGGCAGATGTTGATGACAAAGTCATCGAAGCCTTCTACTTCAACAAGTCCCAATTTCGTTCCGTTTATACGGTGTGGTCAATAGTCTCGGCGATGAGTCTATCAATCATCTCGCTATCGTATCGGCGGATTTTGCGTAGACGTTGCCGCTCTTCTATCTTGGCTTTCTCGTAGTCCTTTTTTGGCGAGTCGGCTCCAAGGTTAGCAAACATAATTGCATTGCGACGAAGCACACAGTCAATCACTCTCTTTGCATCGGGGTTATCGTAGTATCCCATAGCGTTTGAATTTATTAAACAAAGTTAACAATTATTCCTTGATGAAAACTCCGTCAATTGTTTTTCCCTTCCGGTTCTTGATTTCTTCGTAGGCTGTCTCCAAGCATTCCCACGGATTTAGTTCGAGTTGGTATGAAAGGATGATGATGGTAACCAGTACGTCACCGATAGCGTCAATAGTTGAATCTTCGTTTCCTTTGGCGATAGCGCTAGCGAGTTCTCCAACCTCCTCCATCACCTTAAGCATCTGCTTGGGTGCGTTTTTGGGATCAGTAATTCCACGGACAAGTGCCCACGCTACAATCTTCTCTTCAAGTTCTAATGGATTCATTTCTCTAATTCTAAAATTAAACTAAGTGCGTTGACATACCCCTCCCAATACTTGGCCTCGGTATCTCTACGGCTGTACAGGCAAACGTTTCGATTGTACTGAGCCTTCCTGTACTGCTCAAGTATTAGTCTCTGATTCTTCATTTCTTAGGCTATTCATATAGTTTTCATAACGAATGCATTCGGCACATACCAATTCAGATTTCAACTCCTCGTTGATATGATGGTACACGTCATTCGGTGAACCACATCTGTCGCATACAATCGTGTTGGCTAATCCGTATGGATTCCAATCCACATTGTCCTTGAATTCGCTTGATACCTCAACGTACCATAGACCGAAGTCAAAGATGATAGACCACGCTACGTTTGGGTAGCGCAACCACGTTACACCGATGGCGAACTGGTCAACGTATTTTCCTTTGCTAATTTTCATTGTTAGGTTTTGTTTAGTTATTCGGAGATTCTCCGAGTTGAGGTTTATTTTTTGACAGCTCTACGATAAAGTCAGCGACTTTCTCGCACTGCTGTTTGTTTAGGAACTGAACGCTGCTAGAGTGGAACGTATGACGAATCTTATCGTACACCAACTTCTTTATCACCGCCCACTTTTCTTCTTCTGTTCTCATTTGTACTTACGTATTACTTCAAATGTTCTCTTAATGTCAGAATCAAGATGTGGTTTTTGTTCTGCTCTCACA